TGCGTTTAGACAATCAGCGTGGCGATTCTAACCAGAATATTTGGAACGTAAACTACGTAAGAAGCTTCTAAATCAAATAGCATAATCCTGCTAAATATACTAAAGAGAGCGGATTATGACTATTCAAACAATTAATATAGGTAGCTACGCAAACGACGGGTCTGGCGACGATTTGCGCACGGCATTTACTAAAGTGAATGCCAATTTTGCCTTATTAGGAACTGATATCCCAGTAGCTGAAGCTACAAATAATATTACTACATCAGTAGTTGTAACTAACACAAGTAAAGTTGGAAGCGGGCCATTTTTAGTAACATTTACCTTTGACCGTTTAACAGCAGTGCCTGCAAGCAGTCAGTATTATTATGTAACAGGCTGTCCAAATCCCTTGTATAACGGACATTATTTCTGCACAACTAGCGGATATAATACTGTTACTTTATCTTATCCTACTGATCCAGGGACATATATCGGTACATCTCCAACTAGTATAAAATCTAGCGTTGGCATATTTGGTTCAAAAGTTGGCAATGTTATAAACTTTAATAGTTTAAAAAGTAGTGACAACAGCGTTTCTATCGTTCCAAACTCCGATGGCACTATTGATATTAAAGCGGCTGGCGGTGTTATTAACGATACAGCTCCAAGCCTAGGAGGGGATTTACTTTTAAACGGACATGTTATCCGTGGTGCCAACGGAACTGGAGATGTTCAGTCAACAGTCTACGGTATCGATGTACAAGTTCTAAACGGCATTGTTGGGTTACTAATACAAAATAATGCGTTTACTTTCGACTTAGGAGTCATTGTTGGTAATTATAGCACTATTGATTTAATGATGGGTTATCTCAATGCGCCTATAAACAACGGGTTAGACTTTGGAAAACTATAAGCATAACGGATTAACTAATGCTTAATATTTGGACTAAACCATCAGGATATACGTGGACGCATAATCAATTTGGCTTTGATGGCGGCAACACTTATTTTGATCAAAGACATACAATATTTGATCCAGGGCCTATTGTTGAACGTATTAATTTAACATTGCCATTACCTATAATTCCAACTGCTGGAGTTACTTTTACAGTTATCTCAGGATCATTACCACCGGGTGTAAAAATTGTTGGTAGTGTGATTAAAGGAATTCCTTATGGTGTTGTTCGTGATACCACATATACATTTTGTGTTCGCGCATCTGACGGAACAAGCGTTTCCGACAGAACTTTTTCAATAACAGTTGCTACAGGTAAAGCTCCTGAGTTTGTTACGCCCGGCGGATTATTACCTGTTGGATCTAATCAACAGCGTTATATACTAAACAACAACTTTGTAGATTTTAATCTTAACGCAGTTGATTACGATAATCAACCAGTAAGTTATTTTATTGCTAGTGGTGACGGTGTTTTACCTCCAGGATTAACTTTAGATGCTAGTGGAAGAATACATGGATTTGTAAATCCAGTATTAACTGTGCCTGCTCCAGTAACTGGAACTGGTGCGTACGACATTGATTACTACGATTCTAGTTTTTATGATTTTGCTTACAAGCCATCGAACGGTTATGACTCATATAATTACGATCACGAGATATTTGATTTTAGTACACCAACCCTTCCTCCACGTAGTATTAACCAACGTTATGAATTTATTGTAACTGCTATTGCTGGAACTAAAACTGTCAAACGTACATTTGGAATATTTGTTGTTAGCCCAGAATTATTAACAGCTGACGACACAGTAATTTCTGATGACACTACTGTTTTCAAAGCAGACGCTACACCATTAGAAGCACCATTATTTGTCAACGATTCTAATTTAGGAACGTTCCGTGCAAACAATTATATAACTATTGAAATTAGTACATTTAAAAGTGCTACAACAACAGCACCTACATTTACTATAGACGATGCTAAAAAACTCCCACCTGGGCTACAGTTTGCTCCAGTTGGCGATACAGTATTCTTAGCAGGATCAATTCCGTTCCAAGCCGCTATTAGTAAAACTTATACATTTACAATTACAGGAACAAGAACTAGTACAGACATTCAGCCCGCAACTACAAGTAAAACTTTTACGATTACAGTTATCGGCGAAGTTAACAATACTATCGATTGGTCGACTAATTCATTCTTAGGTGAGTTGCCTGCTAACTATAATAGTAATTTTAAAATACAAGCAGTTGCTACTGATCCAAATACTGTTGTTATCTATTCTAAAGATATTCAACCTAGTGAAATTGGATTACCTCCAGGTTTAGATCTAGATGTCAACGGAGAAATTGTAGGTAAAGTAAATCAGTTTGGTGTAACTAATATACCTCGTTATACAACTTTTGAAAACGGCACTTGGTATTTAGATAGACATTTTACAACCATTGATAATAATCATCAATACGACATTATCGGTAAACGTGGACTAATATTGTTTGACCAGGATACTGGTTTTAATATCGATAGCGGTGCAACTACATTTGATAGAACTTACAAATTTACAATTAAAGCTACTGACCAATATGGCTATGCTATAGCAAGTAGACAATTCCAAATTAATATAAGTACTCCAAATCAAATATTGTACAGTAACATTAGAACTAAACCGTTCTTAAAGCCAACTCAAAGAAATTCATGGACTACGTTTATTAATGATCCAACAGTATTTGATATTAACAGCATTTATCGACCTGCTGATACAAACTTTGGTGTGCAAACTAATTTGAATATGTTAATATACGCCGGTATAGAAACGACACTTGCTGAAAAATATGTAAGTGCTATGGGTCTAAATCATAAGCGTAAACGTTTCCACTTTGGAAGTGTTAAAAAAGGTGTTGCTGTTGAAAACGGAAAAACTGTATATGAAGTAGTATATGTAGAAATGTTAGATCCATTAGAACCTGCAACCGGAGTATTACCGTCTAGCATTAAATATTCCCAGCACGACACACTAACTGTTTCAGCAGATATTAGTAATTCAGTATGGTTAGGCCCAGTTGACAAAAACGGTAACAGTAATGTTTCATTGTTAAACAAAGCAGATCCGTATTTAGATTACCCGCTACAGAATATTACTGTAGATAGTAAAGCGTATCAAGTAAGCGATAAATCGCCAAATACTTACCACCCAAGCAATATTTCAAACTGGCAGAAAAACATAGAATCCATCGGGCACGTAGAACGTAATTATTTGCCTATTTGGATGCGTAGTATTCAGCCCGGAATGAAAGAACAGCTAGGATTTAAGCTGGCTGTACCGTTATGCTACTGCAAACCCGGAACTGCCGATAAGATAATTTTAAACATAAAACACAGTGGTTTTGACTTCAGAACACTAGATTACACTGTGGACAGATATATAATAGATTCCGTGGACGGATCTTCAACAGATAAATATCTAGTGTTCAGAAACGATAGGATAACCGTATGACAAACCCAACCCAAAGTTTAATTAATTTCGGCTCAATTGATGCCACATACCCTGTAGCAGGACAGGATAATAATAGCCAAGGTTTTAGAGATAACTTTAGCAATATTAGAACTGGCTTAGGACAAGCTAGTACTGAAATTACTGCTTTACAGCAAAATGCCGCGTTCGTAAATGCCAATAATAACTTTGGCGGAAATACAATTACTAACGCAATTTACAATCAATTCTACGGAACATTCCTTAGTCTTGGTACTGTAACTAGTAACCAGGACATTAATTTACAAAACGGCCCTGTACAATCAGTATACCTAGGCGGTAATGTTACACTAACATTCCGTAATTGGCCAGCAAGCGGATCATACGGTCTTGTTAGACTATTTGTCTACAGCGATGGTAGCGGAGTTAGAACACCTACGCTAGCAACAGCAAGCGGTAACAGTATCAAATACGAAACAGCATTTCCAAAATTGCCAGGAACAACAACTCCAGGTGTTGTAGTTGGCGGCGAAAAAGTTGTAAGTGTCGCTGTTACAAATCCAGGTTCCGGTTATACTCTTCCTGTTTCTGTAGGATTTAGTGGTGGTAGTCCACAAGCTAGCGGATCTGTAGCCACTGCTACTGCCGACTATAAAGTTGTTAGTGCTACAGTTACTGGCGGTTATGCTGGTAATGGTTATGCTGTTAATGACATTATTATGCTTAATTCTAATCCAACTGTAACATTTAGCGTTTCAAGTTTGAATTTAGGATTCACAGCTAATACTTCTAACGGTAGTCCTAACCTAACTAATATTTCAAGTGCTTTGAATCTTGGCCCAGGAGTTGCTATTACTGGTAACGGTATTCCTGCTAACACAACTATTATTTCAGTTGCAAATGACGGCTTATCTGCTGTTATGTCTGCTAACGCTACTGCTACACAAACTGCGGTCGCTCTTACTTACAATAGTTCAACAGGCCCAATCGGTGCATTGACTGTAGTAAGTGCTGGTGCATTTGCGCTACCTGCTTCAGGTTCATTTGAAACTACACTAGTAAATTATCCAGGTGTAAGTGCTGGTGCTCAAAGTACTGGATATGGTGCTCGTGTTGTATTAAGTTTTGGTATCAATACTGTTACTGTTACCTACGGTGGTAACGGTTATACTACTGTTCCAGCTGTAACATTTACAGGCGGTGGTGGTACAAATACTGCGGCTACTGCAACAATTACTACCAGTACAAGTACAAATCCAAAAATTATCGAAGCGTCTAGCTTCGACGGTGGTACTACTGTATTCGTAAGATACCTAGGCGAATATCACTAATGCATCCATTAGTATCTGATTTGTCTACATTAAAAGAATCCGAGCTTCATGCTCGGATTTCCGACTTGACAAAAAAGTACTACATGACACGTAATCCAGATGTACAGTGGCAAATTGCTGGTGTTTTAGATTCACTCAGAGATGAAGTGAGAACTCGAAATGCCAAGCAGATGCAAGATACTATGAAAAACGGTAATAATAATCTTGACAGTTTAATTAAATTCAACTAAAATAGTTGAATGAATCTAGACAAATACTCGAATCCAATTTTTAATGAAAATGATTTGTTTGAAGCCTTATACAAAGGTTATCAAATAAACTCATCCGATGTAGTATTCGTTGCAGAACGAAACAGCGATATAATAAATCTTGAAAATCAAACCGGTGTTAGATTTTTTGAACCAATCAACGGTCCAACATTAACTGTTGAACAGCTCGACAACGAATGGCAAAAACAGTGGAACATGCCTTCAGAATATAAAACATTAGATATCGAAGCGTGGATATGGGAACAAACGCCACCATGGGATCCACAACATACTAGAGTTACAGAAGAACTTGCGGCTTTTAAAGAACGCAACATGATGGATCTACTACGCTGGTTAAAGTACTTTGTCGATACTTGCAGGGCTAATAACATAGTTTGGGGTGTTGGACGAGGATCTAGCGTAGCAAGTTATATCCTATTCTTAATAGGAGTACACAAAATAGACAGTTTGAAATATAATTTAGACTGGCAGGAATTCCTCAGATAAGTAGTATTGTAATCCAGGAGATTAAAATGGCAATGAAAGAACAACCAAAAATGATATACAGAACCATGCAAGGTAAAGAAATTGACATGGGTAAGCTAATTGCTCGTAATGAGAATAGTGTTGCTGTAGGCAATATGAAGGTTAATGCTCGTGGTGACTTACTAGGCCCGGGTGGCAAGGTTGTCAAAACTAGAGAACAACTTCAAGCAGAGCAAGCTCAAGCTAACGATGCAACAGGTGGTGTATGAGTATTAATCCTATCAAAGGCACAATTAAACCAATCAGAGATCATGTACTAATCTCCGATATGAGTTTTGAAGAACAAAAAACCAGCTGGGGTCTTGTTATTCAAAGCGATGATGGTAAAAGCGAAGGTATTAAGCCGCGATGGGGCCGAGTTTGGGCGGTTGGGCCTGAACAAGACGATGTAAAAGTTGGCGAGTGGATTCTAGTAGAACACGGACGTTGGACTCGCGGTATTAACATCGAAAACGATGATGGTACAGTTACAACAGTTCGTCGGGTTGAAAATAAATCAATCCTCATGTCCGCAGATGAAAAACCATCAGATTTGTCATTTGGACTAGCTAGTCCTTCAAACGGTGATTCGTTTGATGCTTCACACTTTGCAGAAGCAATGTACGACGGTCAACGCGGTTAATAGATTATCTTTTGAGCATCAGGGCTATTGACTAGCCCTGTTGTCACCTTTATAATAAGGAAAAGGAGATCTCAGATGTATATATTACATATTATTGCTACAGCGGCGGCGGTGTATTTTGCCAAAGAAGCCTATGACGATCACAGAATCGAATGGGCTATGTTTTGGTCGCTATTAATAGGCTGGGATTTACACACAATGTTAAGTTACATATAAGGAAAATACTATGAGTACACATGGCGAAGCAGTTGAAGATATTAAAAAGGCAAAAGATTTATTAGACTCTGTAGGTGATACATCAACTACTACACATCCAGATCCAGTAAAACACAAATATATTAGTTTTGTCAAAAGTGGATTTAGAATTGCGGCAGGTCTAGCACTTGCAGGTGGCGGTTGGCTTGAAATGAATCCCTACATTCAAGGTGCAGGCCTATTGCTAGTATTAGCAGAAATTTTAGGCATTGCCGAGGAACTAGTATGATAGCAGACGATCAGCTACAACACATTTATAATCAGTGTTTAGAATTTAATTCTCACATGATTGAACAATATGGCGGAATGGAAGTGGCCGCTATTATGATGGCACAAGCATTAAGCATTTACAAAACTGCGTTGTCTACTGAAGATTTTAACCGTATGGTTGATAGCATTTCTAACAGTAGAGATCAAGTTAAAACATTTATGGGACCAGCACTACAATGATTGAATTATGGGTTGACAAATACCGTCCAAAGTCCATCGAAGGTTATGTATGGCGTGATAACGCACAGCGTAGACAAGTTGAAAGTTGGATTAAAGACAAGAGCATTCCGCACTTGTTGTTAAGTGGTACTCCAGGTATTGGTAAAACTACTATGGCTAAAATGCTAGTCAACGAAATCGGTATTGAAGATGCTGATGTGTTAGAAGTTAACGCAAGTCGCGAAACTGGTATTGATTTTATTCGTAACAAGATTGTTCCGTTTATTCAAAGTATTGCATGGGGTCCATTTAAAGTTGTGCTACTGGACGAAGCAGACCGTTTGAGTCCGCAAGCGCAAGACTCGTTAAAAGGTATTATCGAAGAGTACAGCAGTTTTGCTAGATTTATTCTTACTTGTAATAATCCTAACATGGTTGTTCCAGCACTACACAGTCGCTGTCAACAGTTCCATTTTACTAAGCTAGACCAAACAGAGTTTACAGTTCGTGCGGCTACTATCTTAGGAGATGAAGAAGTTGAATTTGATTTAGAAACATTAGACTTGTATGTATCTAGCACTTATCCAGATTTGCGTAAATGCTTGAACTTGCTACAACAAAATACTAGCGAAGGCAGATTACACTCGCCTCATAAAGAAGATGCTGGTACATTAGACTATAAGTTTGAAATGGTTGAGCTGTTTAAAGCTGGTAAAATACAAGAAGCACGTAAAATGCTTTGTAGTAAGGCTCGCCCAGAAGAAATGAGCGATATCTATCGCTGGATGTATGACAACATCGAAGTGTTTAGTCCAGACGAAGCAATACAGAATAAAGCTATCTTAATTATTAAACAAGGACTTGTGGATCATACTTTGGTAATTGATCCAGAGATTAACTTGGCCGCAACACTTATTAGAATCGCTAACCTATGAAACCAAAGTTTATCTATGCCTACATGAAAACTGCCGAAGTGTTTGCAGAGCTTAGTCATGCACGTAGATTACACGTTGGTGCTATCATTGTTAAGGACGATAGAATTATTAGTATCGGCTACAATGGTATGCCCGCAGGATGGGATAATAACTGCGAGTATGAACTACTCGAAGATAATGGCGACGATGAACCTGAAGTAGTATTAAAAACTAAACCGGAGGTCTTACATGCTGAAACAAATGCAATCGCTAAATTGGCTAAAAGCAATGAGTCTGGGCTCGATGCTTATATGTTTATTACTCACGCTCCTTGTTTGGATTGCGCCAAACTTATATACCAGTCTGGCATTCGGAGTGTCTTTTATCGTGACGCTTATCGTAGCGAAGATGGAATACGTTTTCTCGAACAGTCAAAGGTAGCAGTTACACAAGTGAAAAAGGAGTCTTAGGACTCCTTTTTCTACGACAATCTAAAGTATTTCTACTTTATTCTCCATACACTGCTAACACCTCCTTCACAGCGTTATGGCGTTCGATGTCCTTGGCTTCAAATTGAATGATGTCAATATGTTCCAAATATTCTTTTTGTTCGAGCAGTTTGCAGAAATCAATCAGACCATTATCGCTCAATCGGTCTGCTTGTGCCAAATCTCCAGTGACTACCATCTTAGAGCCCTCTCCTAAACGGGTTAGTAGCATTTTCATTTGATTGACAGTTGCATTTTGCATTTCGTCTGCAACTATGTATGCGTTTTTAAATGTGCGTCCACGCATATACGCAAGTGGGCTTATCTCAATAACACCTTCCTCTAGCATCTTGGCTATTTCTTTAGTTTGATAATATTCTCCGAGTACGTCAAATATAGGACGAGTCCAAGGTGCCATCTTTTCATTTAAGTCACCTGGTAAAAATCCTAAATCTTCGTCTACGGAAACGGCGGGTCTTGTCACAACGATTTTGTCAACCTTGCCTTCCTGAAACAACTTAACTCCATATTGTACAGCCAACATAGTTTTACCCGTACCGGCTGGGCCGATAGCAAGTACTATGCTTGTATGTTCTGCGTACAATTTACTGAGATATAGTTTCTGATTAGCATTACGTGCCTGAATTGACACACGTTGCTTTTTCGCCGGAAGATATGGCTGAAAATCAATTATGTTAACTTCTGATGTAAAACGCTTTTTCACTCGTTGTTTACTCATCTAGTCTGCTCCTACTCTACATGGTTAAAGTAGGACTTGTAGTGACCGCCTTTGATAACTACAGAGGTCCTACACTATTATTTACTGTTTTCACAAAAGAATAAACTGCTAATGTATGAAAACAAATCAGCTAAATAATGTAGTAGAAATGGGCCCACAAATTATGCACCACGACATATTAGACGTTATAAACAACATTCAAGAACTATACGAAAATAACAGCAATCTAGCCGCGTTAAAAGACTTTGAACGTGTTCTAGATGAAATGGATATGTACGTATATAAAAACTGGCTAGATGGCGAGTTAGCCTACGGCCCACGTGTAGAGCGTCACTGGATTACAGCAGGCTTTATGTGGCCTAGAGATAAGATGCCAGACCCAGAAGCTGGTAAACGTTTATTAGAACTAGGCTGTAAAATCAGCTATCAGAAAAGTCATCTAGTAGAAGCACGTACTATTCGTAAACCAGAAGACATTCGTCCTGGTACAAAGAAAGGTAAGTTAGATCGCAAGCCTGTTTGGATTGTAGAATTAACAATGCCTAAGAAATTAGTGTTCGATGTTTACAAAGGTTACATGAACAAGATGCGCGAAGAAATGGGCGCAGACGGATTGAAGACAAACACACCAACACCATTAGATACTAATGCGGCTCAACAAATTAGCCCAGCACCAAGTATGCCTATGGGAGGAACACCAGGCGGAGCAGGAGCACCAACTCCAACACCAGGCGGTGGAGCACCAGCAATGGGCGCGGCTCCAACACCAGGAGCACCAGCATAATGGAATTATCTGAAGCATTACGTGCCAGCGATCTTAAAAACTTAGTCAAGAATGTTTTTGATGTAGATGCATATAAAAGTAAGATTGGCAATGATAGAGATATCGTTGTACTTTCTTTTACAGTTGACAGCAAAGATCCAGCAGAAGACTTAGAACATTTCTTTGAAATGGGTTATCAGTTTGTCATGGATGCTGAAGCGACATCGGGTGAAATGGACGATGGTAAACATCGCGTGTTTGTTGAAATAGAACGTAGCCGTCATATTGCAGAACAAATCATGGAATTAGTAGACGGTGTTAAAAAACTTACAGGTTTGGAAGATGTACGTTTCCGTTATCATAAAGAATTTAAAAGCGAAGAAGCTACAGAAGAAAACTTAGCTAGTAAAATTCCAGTTGATCCTGCTAGCTACGATCAACAAATACAAGAAAGCACACTAAACAATTTTAGTAATTTTTTCCGTAATAGTTATGTCGATGACATCAAGCTACTAGGGGAGAATATTAAATTCAAACGTATCTATAAAGATCCAATTGAATTTAAAATAGTAAACTTCGGCGACAAATATGAGATGCATGAGTCGTTAACGGGGGCGGTTATGTTGGAAACAAAGCATATTTCAGAATCTTTGTTTTTAACAAAATATATCGGCGATTACAATATTACAAAAATAGGTAATCAATACATCTTTGAAAACAAAGATTACGCACTTATATTGGAGAAAGCGAATGTCGGATTTTAATTTCGATTTTACATTAGATAAATTTAAAACAATTATTGGTAATAACCCATATGCAGACCATTGGTATGAAGCACTATGTGAAATACTACCAGATTATGATATTAATACAGTACCACGTGTTGCGGCATTCTTAGCACAAACAGCACACGAATCAGGTGGATACAAAGCCATTAAAGAAAACTTAAACTATAAAGCAGAAAGTTTATGTAAAGTGTGGCCTAAGTATTTCAATGCTAGTAATGCTAACGAGTATGCTCACAATCAAGAAAAAATTGCCAACAGAGCTTATGCTAATCGTATGGGCAATGGGCCAGAAGAATCAGGCGACGGTTACAAATTCTGTGGAAGAGGACTTATTCAATTGACTGGTAAAGACAACTATACACGTTATGCTCAAGCAACTGATCAATCATTAGACGAAGCTAGTGAACACTTAACAACATTTGAAGGTTGTGTACAATCAGCGGCTTGGTTCTGGGAAGCTAACAACCTAAACCAATACGCAGACACAGGCGATATTTTAACAATGACCAAACGTATTAACGGTGGTACATTAGGTTTAGAAGATCGTCAAAATCATTATAATCACGCTATTCAAGTATTACAAGGTTAATCATGTTAACATGGCTAATTGAACATACGCTACTACTTTTACCAACATGGTTTTGGTTTGTAGTAGCTGGTATCGGTGCAGTACTTTATTTCTTTAGCGATCTTGTAGGATTATTTCCCCCTGCAAAACCATATGCACGAATTATTAAAGTGTTAGGTGGAGTTGTATTATTAGCAGGTGTTTACTTAACTGGCGGAGCTGGTATTACTAGTTTGTGGCAAGAACAAGTAAATGATATGAAAGATAAAGTTGCTAAAGCTGAACAAGCTAGTGCTGATGCTAATTCACAAATTAAAACAGTTATACAAGAAAAAACAAAAGTTATACACGATACACAGATAATAGTACAGGAAAAAATTGTAAAAGATGCGGCCAAGATGGATGCTACTTGCATAATCGATCCTGTTGCTATTGATGATTTAAATCAAGCGGCTGGAGGTAAGAAGAAATGAAACGTTTATTAATCTTATTTCCAGTAGTCGTGTTAGCAGGTTGTTTACAAACTGTTCCTGTTAAAATGAGTTTTCCATCTGTTCCAGAAGAACTTGCTCAAGCATGTCCAGATTTACAACAAGTAGAGCCGGGCACAACTAAACTAAGCGATGTTGTTAGTGTTGTTTCAAAGAACTACGGACAATATCAGGAGTGTCAAGTTAAAGTTGATCAGTGGATACAGTGGTACAATACACAGAAGAAGATCTTCGAGGAGGTTAAATGAAACGCTTATTAACGGCAGTTTTATTAGCAACTAGTTTATCAGGATGTGCCATTTACGATGCTTATTTTATGGCACGGTTTGACAACAACGAATACGCATTAATCAATCGTATTCGTACACAGGCAAATTTAGGTGCGGCCAAATGTGGCAAGCCTGAAGTTGTTGCTGAAGTAGATGGCATTTGGCGTACGGCAGTAGAATTTAGAAATTACACACAGAGTATTCCACACAATGAAGAAGCAACTAAGATGGGCAACGAATTAGCAGAAATTGTTAAAGGGTTGAGCGATCGTTATCACGGAACTGAACCAGTTAGCATGATGTATTGTACTACAAAGTTTAGCAGTATTGAGCGTAATGCTGTTAACATACAAAACGTTATCGGGAAGAAACCAAGATGAGTCAAGATGTTCATAATGCCCTAGAGGCAATTTATAATACAGGCGATCCAGCGATGCAGGATCTTGCTAATCGTGCTTTGCAATTAAAAACAGCGTTAGAACAAAAGCAAATTAGCCCAAGTGAATTTAAAGAAATGGTTACAGACTTGTACCATGAAAAGAATATTAACGAAAGTGTGCAAGATTTAGAATTAAAAGAGCATATAAATACTACTATGAATGCTTTAATTAATTTAGCAAGTCTATATTAAGTAGCGAAAGGAGCGAAAAACATGAGCGATAAAAAAGAAAGAGATCCGGAATGGATGCAAAAACTATGGCGTCCAGCAATGGGTTGGATGTACATGCTAATCTGTTTATTAGATATGGCAGTATTTCCAGTCCTATGGTCATTGTTACAAGCAATGATGCACATGCCTATTACACAATGGAATCCACTAACACTTCAGGGTGCTGGTTTATTCCATATTGCGATGGGTGCAGTATTAGGTATTAGTGCGTTTGGTCGTACACAAGAAAAACTAGCAGGCACAGCGGCTAACCCAACAGCAACAGCACAGATTACTACAAACAATCAAAACATGACAGGCAACGTTGCTGGCGGTTTTGGTAGCAATCAAGGCGGTGGGTTCGGTGGTTCAGCAGGCGGATTTGGAGGAGCATCAAGTGGCGGATTCGGTTCATCAACAGGCGGGGCTTCAGCATTTGGCGCACCTGCGGCAGGAGGCTTCGGTGCTTCCAGCGGTGGTTTTGGGGCAACAACATCTCCAGCACCAGCCGCAAGTGGCTTTGGCGGAGGCGGCTTTGGAAGCTCACCTTCAACAACAGCACCAGTAACAACAACAGCAAGTGGTAAAAAGATCGTACCAACAGACGATCCAGTTTTATAAGGACAATTAAAATGAAAAAATTACTAGCACTATTAGCATTATGCGTAGCTACTACAGCATTCGCCGGCGGTGAAGCAAAAAAGGTTTGCGAAACTAACCCAAAAACAAAAAAGGAAGTTTGCAAAACCGTTAAAGTTCACAAGAAAGTAGAAGGCGATAAAGTTCCAGACGCTACCAAAAAGAAATAATTTCTTTAGGCTTGACAGGTCAAGTTAAATATAGTACACTAACTATATTACTTGACCTATTTTTATGACTATGACTGATTACTATCAAATATTGGGTGTTGCTGAAAATGCTAGCCCAGACGAAATTAAAAAAGCCTACAGGAAGTTGGCTAATCAGCATCACCCTGACAAGGGAGGCGATCAAGCCAAGTTTAAAGATATTTCCGTAGCATACGATATTTTGAGCAATCCTCAGAAAAAAGCCGAGTACGACCAACAACGACAATTTGGAAACGGACAACAATTCCATTTTAATACAGGTGCTGGCGGATTCGATCCTTTTTCACAAATGTTTGGCGGTGGACATCCATTCGCAGATATATTTGGACGAGCACACGGACATCAAATGCGCCGTAATAGAGATCTTAATATCCAATGTCAAATTACATTGTTAGATAGCTACCAAGGTAAACAATTAGAAGCACAGTATCACTTACCTAGTGGCAAAAGTCAAACAGTTGTAATTAATGTACCAGCTGGTATCGAACACGGTTCAACTATTCGTTATAGTGGACTAGGTGACGATAGTGTTGCCGGTCTACAACGTGGAGATTTAAACGTTACTATTTTAGTAATGCCCGATAAAAAGTTTGAGCGTCGTGGAGATGACTTGTACACGTTTATCGAAGTTAGTCCAATTGAAGCAATGATTGGTTGTAGAAAATCTATTAAGACTATTACAGGTGCTAGCATGGATTTAGAATTGCGTCCGGGTGTAGATACTGGGACTGAATTTGCTAGTGCTGGCAATGGATTTCCAAATGTAAACACTGGTCGTAAAGGGCGGTTTGTTAGCGTTGTAAAGATTGTTGTTCCAACAGTTATCGATCCAGTTATAGTGCAAAGGTTACAACAATTAAATGCTGAACTTAGTCAAAGATCCTGATCCAAAATTAAAACAAAAGGCCGCAAACTGGGACTTTGAACAGTTCGTTAATGCGGCTGTTGTCGAACGAGAAATGTTCGAGTTAATGAATGCTAGCGGAGGTATTGGCCTTGCTGGTAACCAAGTTGGATTATTATACAGAGTATTTGTTATGAAATTATCCGATGGACGAGAAATCGGTTGTTTCAATCCATGGATAATGATTGGCGATAATGACATGATACAAGCCGAAGAAGGGTGTTTAAGTTTCCCCAATTTATGGCTTAAAGTCCCTCGTCATAACAAAATTACTGCCGCATATCTTGACAGTGCAGGAAAACAATGTATAATAGAACTTGAAGGCATCGATGCTAGATGTTTCCAACATGAGTTGGATCATCTAGACGGTATTACATTTACAGAACATGTAAGTGATTTAAAACTTAAAATGGCTCGAAAGAAGCAAAGGAAAATAAATGGTTGAACCAAGCGATAATCTACAAGTGGTATTTGAAAAAGCAATTGAAACTGCTAAAAAACTCAGCCACGAATATCTAACTATCGAGCACTTGTTGTTTGCTATGCTTTGTGAAGAAAGTTTTGCAAACACTATTACAGGTTTTGGTAGCGACCCGCTTTTTATTAAAAAGAATTTAGAACATTATCTAAACAATAAATGTGACGAAATTGTTAGCCCTGGGCCTGTTATTAAACCTAAGAAAACACAAACCGTAGAACGTGTACTTAATAAAGCATTTACACAAGTATTGTTTAACGGACGTCAAAAGATCGAACCAACAGATGTATTCCTTGCTATGATGGGCGAGAAACGTAGCTGGGCTCATTTCTATATTGCTCAAGCAGAAATCGACAAAGAGAAATTTGCAGATTACTTGAACAATAATATGGAAGAAGCTGAGGAAGAAGAAGTTGATATGGGTACTGCACAAGGTAATAAAGCACTCAAGGCATTTACTACCAATCTTAACGATGCAGTTAAAAAGAATAAAATCGACCCAGTTATTGGTCGTGTAGACGAGCTAGAGAACGTAGCACTTGCTATGGGTCGTCGTAGTAAAAATAACGTAATCCTAGTAGGAGATCCTGGTGTAGGCAAGACGGCTATAGCCGAAGGTTTAGCATACAACATAGTTAAGGGCGCAGTTCCGGACTTCCTCAAGGAGTATACAGTTTATAACCTAGACATTAGTGCCATGTTAGCAGGTAGTAAGTACCGCGGTGACTTTGAAGAACGTTTTAAGATGGTTCTAAAAGGTTTGTCAGGCAAAGGTAAAACTATCTTGTTTATTGACGAAGCACACATGATTAGCGGTGCTGGTTCAGCAAGTAACTCTGCTAACGATTTGTCAAACATGATGAAGCCAGCACTAAGCAAAGGTACTATTAAAGTTATTGCTAGTACTACGTGGGAAGAATACCGTAAGCACTTTGAAAAGGATCGTGCGTTGATGCGCCGTTTCCAACGCATTACGGTTGACGAGCCAACTACAGAAGTAGCATTACAAATTCTTAAAGGTATTAAGAAGTATTACGAAGAACATCACAAGGTCAAAATCAAAGACGAAGCATTGTCTGCGGCTATTAAATTGAGTGTTAAGTATCAAGCAGATAAGAAACTACCAGATAAAGCAATTGACTTGATCGACGTTGCTTGTAGTCGTTTTAATTTGAAAATGCCAGATAGTGAACGTGTTGTTAACGAAGCTAGTATTCAGTTTGAACTTGCTAAGATGGTTAATATGCCTGCTGAACAAGTAGCAGAACAAGAAAGCGAAAACCTAGTTAACCTACAAAGTCAACTATCCGCAGAAGTATATGGTCAAGATCTTGCACTGACAGAAGTTGTTGACAAGATTATGGTCGCACAAGCTGGTCTTAAGTCAGAGAACAAGCCAGTTGGTAGCTTTGTATTCATGGGTCCAACAGGAACTGGTAAAACAGAAACTGCTAAGAGTCTTGCTAAACACCTAGGCACCAAGTTGCTACGTTTTGATATGTCAGAGTATCAAGAAAAGCACAGTATCTCCAAATTGATCGGTAGCCCTCCAGGTTATGTTGGCTTCGAAGAAGATGCTGGTCAGTTGATTACACAGATTCAAGAAGCACCTAATGCTGTTCTGTTGTTGGACGAAGTTGAAAAAGCTCATCCAGATGTTATGACTGTATTGTTGCAACTAATGGACAATGGCTTTATCACAGGATCTAATGGTAAGAAAGCAGACTGCCGTAATATCATTCTTATTCTTACAACCAATGCTGGTGCAAGTTCTGCTGAAAAGAATCAAATTGGCTTTGGCGCACAAGAAAAAGACTACAGTGATGCAGACTTGAAGAAGTTCCTAACTCCAGAGTTCCGTAACCGTTTGGATGGTATCATTACCTTTAACAAGTTGGGCAAGGAAACAATGGTTAAGATTGTTAACAAATTTGTTGACCAACTTAAAGAACAAGTTAAGGACAAAGCAGTACGCATCAAGATTGATAAAGAAGCCATTAACTGGCTCATCGACAAAGGCTTTGATAGCAAGATGGGTGCTCGTCCTTTACAACGTGTTATTGACAAGGAAATCAAACGTGACCTTGCTAAACTCATGTTGTTTGGTGATTTGAAATCAGGCGGCTGGGTAACTATCACTGTTGATGATGATAAGATTGCTCTAGCAGTTAAGCCTAAAACTCCTAAGTTACCATTTGTAGCTGTTGAAATAGAAAATGATCTACAAGGAAACTAAGAGTTTATTCCTAAAACGTTACCAGTACAAAGTTGTATTGGTAACGTCGGGTGCTTCGTATTTTAGAGGTGGAGATTTTGATAATGCATTAAAAGAATTATCAGACCCTAAGATAAGCACAGGATACCACTGGCAAGTTAGGATTAAAGATCCAGAAACAACTATTCCAGTATGTATGGATCTGTGTGTTCAGTTAAAGAAGATGACTGATATAGAAGTAAGGGTCGAAAGTCCATTTTTAAGCATTTACACTAATAATCCTAAAGATGTAAGTATTTTAGAAAAGAATTTCAAAGATTCTATCAAGTATATCAGTAAACCGGCTACTCCTGGTAAGTTAGACGAAGATTCTGTAGTAATGCCCAAGCTAAGTGAATACGATTTTAAAGTTACACTAGCCGCTACTAAAACAGAGCACTCTGCTTTTGTAAGTTGGGCATCTAATAACTCTAAAATAAGAATTACTAAGAGTTGCATACGTGAACTGTCACGTAATCGTAGTTGGGGTGGTACACACTTCTATGTTGCCGGTGATAAGAATTTACTTGTTGCTAAGATGCATTTAGGCGGCGCTATTGCTAAAATACAGCGTATTGTCAAAGAATAATCTGCATACCCAAATACGATAAATACTCTAACCCCCTTGGTATTAGGGATTTATTAATAAATGGGCTAGAAAATGCGAATTAATGAACTTTGCGAAAGCGTAGGCGCTGAATTAGATAAAGATATTGAACATCAGGATAGACACGGTTTAGGGTTTAACCTTGCCGACGACTTGTTGTTTTTTATGCATCACGATGATGATGCATATCGTCGTCATACATATCCAGCTATTATGAAAGCATACGATTCTCATAAAGCTGAAAAACCTACAGATATGGCATTGTTTAGTGCGGCAGTTCACGAAGCATACGAAAAATATCGTACTAAATTCCAAGACATTCGTGAGCTTCCAGAAAGTTTAGATGACGACACAGTTCGTGAAATTTGTGAACACATGCACGAACACGAAACTCAAAAAATCCAAGACGGTCATTACGGGGAATACTAGTGTTACTCCGTGAATTGTTTCTTAAAGAAAATGCGACTGGTCCACATCCTACTACAGGTGTTAATCTAGGCCGAGCGTTTAATCACCCAGAACATTTTATTATATTCTACGGTCTGACTGGTATCAACGAAGCAATTCAACATTTAATAGATATAGTTGCAGAACCTAAACAATTAAGATTTAAATGGGACGGTAATCCTCAGATCTATTGGGGGCGCGAAAAGAAGAACGGACCATTAGTACTAGCAGGACATAATGGATGGAGTAAAGGTGGCAGAGATACTGGCACTACAATAGACGATTTTACAAGTCCTAAAGCAATTGAAAACTTTATTGTTAATAAAAGTGGTAATCCAAAGACTCCCGAAGAAGTTGCAGAACGACAAAGATTTGCTAGCGAGTTTAGCGGATTGTATCATATATTTGATGCGGCTACACCAAAAGACTTTGTAGGGTTTGTTTATGCTGATGCATTATTCTTGCCTAACACTAAGCCAGCACCGGTCGACGGTGTGTATACTATGAGACCAAATCCGCATAGTAAAACAGAATATCATATAGACTCCAATGTTAAAAAAGAAGGTCCGTTAAAATTAGCATCACGTGTGCCGGGTGCTCAAGCTATGATAGTAGCACATGGAACATTTAAAACATTTGGTGCTCCAGATAATGAACAGATTCCAGAAGATGACTTTAGCAAATTTAATAAGACTCCTGGGTTGATTGTTGTAAGTCCAATTTACAATGATACAAAACCTCAAGTCGACATGTCTGAAATTGAAGAAGTAAAAAAGGTTGGTGGATATATTGACCAACATGGACAAAATATACAAAACTTTGTAACACATATACCGCCTGCGGACAGACAAGGATTCTTTTATAGATTTTTGAATATACATAATTCAGCTAACGATTTTGATAGTATTACTCCGCAAATGTTCTACGACTGGATGGCTAGCCCTAAAGATCCTAAAAATCTAGATAGCCCATCTATGGTAAGTTCTAACAAACAACTACATATTAAAAATACAGATTTAAAATTTAATGCGTTAGCACCAATGTTTCACTTGATGAAAATTATGCGACGCACACGTCATGCTATTAACGATAGCATTAATAGTACACATAAACCAGAGTGTTGGGCAAGTAATCCAGAAGGATTTGTACGTTACGCAGGTCAAGGACATCAACACGGTCATATAAAACTTCAGAATGCAGGATGGAAAGATGAGTAATAGCAAACACGTTACTTTTTGCTTTGGTAGATTAAACCCTCCACACTACGGACACAGTGGATTAATTCAAGCTGTGAAAACTGACGCACAAAAACACGGCGGTGATTGGTTTATCTTTACAAGTAAGAGTCACGATAAGAAACCTGATCCAAAAAATAAGAATCCAATAGCGTACTCAGAAAAAATACAATGGATCGATTTAATCAATCCCGGACTAGGTAAACATTTTGTTAGAGATTCTAGTATTGCTAAAACATTCTTAGAAGCCGCGGCTTATTTGTATAGTTTAGGTTACACTAGTGCGACCTTTGTAGCAGGAGATGAAGATATGCCTGCTATGAAACCTGCGTTGGAACAATATAATCATCAACAAAGAGATGCTAAAGGTAATCCGCACAGACACGGATTTTATGCGTTTCATCCGTTTTTATTCCATGCAAACCCAAGAGTAACAAGTGCTACTAGTGCTAGAGCGGCCGCGATTGCAAACGATCCAGATGCATTTTTCTCAGCAACAAAAGTTCCAAAAGATTGGACTGTAAATGGCAGAACGTTATTAGAAGCGACTCGCGCAGGACTTGTACCCGAGTTAGCAGAACCAGATGAGTCTATACCTGTACAGAAGAAGCCTGTGAAACAGTTAAATACAGTAGTACCCAAGGAAAAAGTTATGAAGAAAGGACCAGCACAAGAATTAGCTGAATCGATGCATAAGCATGGCATGGATGCATACGAACGCGACCATCGTGCCGCAACTAGTAACATGGGCGTGGATCATAATTTCCGTAACCAGGAACGTAACGCTGGATTAGAACACGAAAGAAACAATATTGCTATTTCTATTAACGGAAAAAAATGGAAAGTATTTCCAGGCAAAGGTCATGCTGACAGTCACGAAGAGTGGAAACATTTACAACACATGAAAGACTGGTGTGCTAAAAAGTCTGCGTCGACTGGTAAAAAATGGTCTGCACACTTAACTGGCGAGAATCCTACTGTGTCCGAAGGCAAAACACAAAAACAAGAAGCACCTAAGCCACGTAACTTTGTTGCTAAGAACGCAATTCAAAGCGGTGCTGGCGCACATAAAGATAAAAAGAAAGCTATGAAGCAAGGCGATACAAAACACAAAGGCAAATTAGAATTTGCCGAAGGTCGTTTGAGTGCTAGCCTAAATAGTATTTTTGAAGAAAGATTCGAAGTATTGTATGAAGCTGAAAAGATTCCAGACAGTCATGCTACTGCTACACCCGGAATGACTACTCATCCAAGTTTAGATAACAGCAGTCCGTATCACCCATGGCGTTTTGCGGCCAACTTCTTACCTGGTGCTAACGGTAAAGATCCTTATGAACATCAACCGGAACGTGATGGCCCAAACGGACAGCACTTGGTCACTGTAGCATATACTTCTGAAGAAGATACCATGATTAAACAAGCAGAAAAAGCATTCGGTGCTGAAGCAAGACGAATTGCAATTTCTCCACCAGGAAGCACTGAACTACCCGATACATACAAAACTAGTCCAGTAGCAACTCCTAAACGTAACAAGTACGGTGTATAATGCGACAATATAGAGTTACTAGTCAAGATATAAATCAAGACAGTCCAGATGACTGTTTTCTCGATCCTAGTGACCCTATACACGAAATGAAAGCTATAGCACACTTAGGCGGACTGGGTGCAGATGCAAGACTACACAAATTACGTGTAGAACAAGGATCTAACATAAGTGTTACTGGAACTGAAAAAGGTCGTATACAACGAGAAATGAATATCAAACCTGGAACGGACGAATGGTTTAAATTATGGTTTAGTTTACCTAAATTTATGGAAGGCGAACGAGCTGTTGGCACAGGATTTAGAGGCGTAAGAAAATGAGATTAAGGGAATTTTTTAATAAATTAAACGAAGGGTCGGATGGCATTAGTACTAGCGATTCGGACGTCGACGGTTCTGGAACTGCACAGGGCGGTAAAAAACGCTCTAAAGGTCGCGGTAAAATACACGACCATCACCAAGCCGCAATTCCTGGATTAACTACTATTCCCGATTGGCCCGGTATGTACTATAACATGTATCGTTTAGGTGTGCATCTAGCTGGTAGTCCTGAAAATCCTAATGATAATGCTGGTCCTTTTAGAAACGAGATGACGTTTACTACATATACTGATATTGAAGAAGAAATGGTAAAACATAGCGCCAAAGAAATGGGTGTAAAATTAAATGTATTAAGCAGTAAGGACAGTATTGAAACAGCTGATACTAACACTACTAGCCCTGTAGCAACACCTAAGCGCAATAAGTACGGAATTTAATATGAGAGCTAAAGAGTTTTTATTGGAGTTTCCAACCGCAGGAACAACTAATAGCAGTTCTTTTGCAAGTATTCCTAACCCGCATATTGCAAATAGCAAGCCTTATAAGAAAAAACCAGGTAAAATTAAGAGCGTTAATGCTTTAGATTCAAACGTAAGTCTGTTTGGAGCCGTTGGAGAAAACCAGGCTACAGCAGTGATTAAGAGATAAATATTAGAACAACGGAGTCCACTCATGGCCAAACAAGATCTTTATAAAACCGCACAACAAAGTGCAAAACTATTCAAGCTAATCAGCGAGAATGAAGAATTAGAGGGTTGGGTATCTAAAAAGATTACCAAAGCCGCCGCTGATATCGAAAGCGTATATCAGTACTTAAACTATGAAAAGCATTTCAAAGAACAAGAACGTGCTATCAATGCTAACGAAAGTCTTAGCGAAAGTGCTAAAGAAGAATTACGTGCTAAACTAGCAGAAGCCAAAGACAAAGTAGCTAAGATGAAAATCAAAGCCGCTAAAGAAAAGTCTAAGATGGATGAGAATGCATTTGATACCAAGTCAAAGGGCGAAATGAAAGTCGGCGATACTAAAAAGACTCGCACTGGTGAGTTAACTAAGACATCTACTGGTGTAGTACACAAGAATACTAGCTATCACGATGACGGCGATGCTGATGACAAATCAGGCAAGGGCATCAAGAGCCACGCTAAAGCTAAGTCAGCTAGCGAAAAGAAAGCAGAAGCTCCTGCACAGAAAAAGTCTAAGACTGGTACTTGGGGAATGGAAGGCGGTCAAAAGTTTGACAACCGTAAAGTTTCAGAAGCCAAAGCTAAATGTTCATGCGAAGAAAAGGGCAAAGCTAAATGCGCAGTACACGGCAAGATGGACGAAGCTAAAGACAAGACTATGAGCAAGGCCGCTAAAGGTGTAATGAAGTACGGTAAAGACGGCATGCAAGCTCTTGCTAAAGCTGGTAAGGAAGGCAAAGATCTTGATAAAGTTCGTGCTAAGTACGACAAGTATGACGAAGCTAAAGAATTAAAAGGCGGTCAGAAGAAACTAGATCAAAATCATAACGGTAAATTAGACAGTGACGATTTTGCTAAACTACGTGCTAAAAAGAATATCAAAGAAGCTATCGCTCGTGCTCAAGCACTATTAGACGAAGGTAAGAAAAAAGCATCTGGTAAAAAGCCAGCATGGTTAGAAAAAGCTGAAGTTGAAGCTGAAGAGCGTGAAGGTAAGAAAGTTAGTAAAGCCGAAGAAAAGAAAGTAGGCATTATTAAAGAATCTGCTGAACTAGATCGCTTGAAGTTTTTGACAAAACAACTTAACGGATAATATCATGGACATGAAACGCATTTTGCAGGCTATGGATGGAGTAAGTTCAAAGCCTGCAGAAGGCGCTAATGACATGAAGAAATTTCTTCAGGTTGTTACCGAAGGCGCCAATCCACATAAAGTTACATTGCCAGTACAAATGGCCATGCAACACTATGCCGAAGTTAAAACTGAACAACCTAGAACAATTAAAGAAGTTAAAAAGACAGCCATGTCTAGTTTGTTACAACAGTATGTAACTGAAGTAGAACAAGACCTAACAAGCGAACAACAAGCTAAAAAAGAATTAGTTAGCGAACAAGCTCGCATCATTGCAGATCGTGTACTTGCAAAAGAAAATCACGATCCTCATGAATACGGTTACGAAGGCGAAATGGCTGAAAATCAATTCACTGCCCTAAAACATGCTATTCATGAATTAGAAGCTATGATGGACCCAAATGAAGATTTACCAGAATGGGTACAAAGTAAAATAACATTAGCTACTGATTATATTGAAACAGTTCGTGACTACTTAATAGGCGAACGCGGCGCGGCAGAATAATATGGATTTTAAGAAGTTACTTTCACAGTTAGATACTATTGAACAACGTCAGCTTTTAAAAGAGTCTGAAGAGTTGTTAGAACGTGCTCACATTAAAGATGTTGAAGCCACTGCTAGTATCACAGACAAAGCACAACGCTATGCGGCTTTAGCTAAACTAGCTAAGGATGGCAAGTATGTTGGCATGTTTGATCCCGTGACTGGTAATTTTATTGACCAAAATGGTAATGCGGCTTGGTTTGGTGCTTACAAAGACGAAGTAGCACAGTTAGCTAAACACGGTTTAATTCCTGACTCTGCTAAAGAAAAAACTAGTCACTTCCTTGGTATGATGGGAATGGACAAAAAAGAAGCTGGTGCTATTCAAACTGATGTTCGTACAAGAGAACAAGCTATACAAAAAGCAACAGGGTTAATAGACAAAGCATTAGAAAGTCTTAAAGCACAACCTAGTGCTACTAGTAATGTTTCAAACGCAACTGTTGATACAACTAAAGGCCCTGCAAACATGGGTGCGGCCAATAATGAATCGTTAATTCGAGGTAGTCTTGCCCAAGCATTAACAGAATCGTTTGGTTACAACTATACATCGCTAATTGAAAGTATTAGCCGTGAAGATCATCAATACATTAAAAAAGTATTGACGCAAATTGATAAAGTAGAAGGCGATGATGACGTTACTGAATTCAAAGCCAAGTATGCAGAGTATACAAAGCGTAGAGATCAACTAATTGAACAGATCAAAGCATTAGTTCAAGAAATACAATCTAAGCCATTAAAAGAAAGTCAACAAATAGACGAAGGCGCTGTAGATATATTAAAATCTATTGCAGGTAAAGCCGCTTTGCCATTGTATGCAATTTATGAAGTTTATCATGCGTGGCAAGCTATTAAAGCTATTCCTAAAGGTTGGCCAAAAGAACGTTATAAAAACGAAGTTACTAAAATAATTGCCAAGCCGGTTGCAGAAATTGGTATCAGTGCTTTTGCTATTGCTATTGGTACAATGTTAGCTGGCCCGATTGGCGGTTTAGGTGCTGGTGTTGCAAGTATGTTTGTAAGCAACTCAACAGCGGATGCCATTGCTTCGACTATTGCAAATTTAATTTATTCAGACGGCAAGGATGATGGAACAACAAATCCTGGCACTGGCAATAAAGAAACTCAAAATAACAATAGTACTGCATTACATCAACATTTACAATATAACAAAACTGTACAAGATTTACAAAATAAATTAGGTGGCAAAGCAAAGTTGCCTAAGTTTGGCCCGGACGGCAAACTAGGTTCTGAAACTATTGGTGCTATTCAAGCATATAGAAAAGAAAAAGGTATCAAATCTGATGCCGAAGCGATTGCACAGTTATTAGGCATTAGCGATGTTAATCAAGCAGTAGCCGCAATACAACCTACTAGCGAATCAATCATTTATAGTAGTATGACTGAAACTGAACGTATGGCCTATCTGGCTAAACGTTTAAGAGGCATTGAACAAGTTAACGAAGGTTTAAAACAACGAATCTTCACAGCAATTTTAGATAGACTTCCATTCATAGCTACTGAAAGAGCCGTAGTCGGAGAAATTGGAACTACTGCTAACATCTTAAGCGGCAAGTACAAAGGTACTTGGACATGGAACGATAGTCTAGGAAAGTACACTGGCCCAGGTGGCAAAACTTTAGCACCAAAAGATTTGGCAAAAGTTGGTGCAGAGGCGGAAGCAATCGAAGCTCGTGCAACCGCTACTAAATCTGTACAGCATGACCAAGTTGAAATTGGTACTGGTTCACAAAAACAAACATATACACATAACGGCAAACAATGGGTTGACGCTAATGGCAAGCCTGTTAAGAATCCCGGTGTAATTGCAGATTTAGAAAAAGCAAATGCAGAGATTAAAGGTGCCGCGCATGATGCTAAGGTAGGCACTTCTAATAGTGCTGGTACACCAACACCTGCTCCAGCGGCCGGTGGCGTAGCAGGCAAAGCACAACAAGCTATTTCAAAAATTAAAAATTCAAGATTAGGAAAATTAGCTAATAACCAATTATTCCTTACTGTTGCGGCCGCTCTTGGTACAGCAGGTTTCTTGTTTAGTCAAGATGGAAACATTATTGGTCAAGGTCTAGAAGACGCAACAGGCGAAACTAACCCCAATACTCCAAACGGACCAGTTACTCCTAATAACCCAACTAATCCAACTAACCCTGGTACAGATGATAAAGCAAAGACAGATCCAAGATTAGACCAATTGAAAACGTTAATTCAACAGTACAACGATGCTTTCCCAGACGATCCGTTGCCAGCAGACTTGCAAAAACAAGTAACGGCTTTAACTGGTACAACTGGTACTGCTGATAAAGAAACTACTCCACCACCTACTAAACCAAGAACTGTTAGTGCAGTAGATATTGCTAAAGGTATACAAAACGGTACAATAGATCCAGAAAAAGGCATACAATAATATTTGGCAAACTTTGGTTTGCCATTTCCACCTCTAAAGGTTGATTTTTTAAAATAAGTAGTATATAATAGGCAAACAAGGAGATATTTTATGTCAGGTAGAAATTACGGCGCGGAAGAAAAAGCAAAACTAGAAAGACTAATCAACGAAGGCTCAACAGTATTACGTGAAATTGAAGATTTAAATGAAGGCTTAAAAGAAACTGTTAAGGCAGTTGCTGAAGAATTGAATATTAAATCAAGCGTTATTAATCGTGCTATTAAAATTGCCCATAAAGGTAATTGGACTGAATACAACGAAGACGTTGCAGAAATTGAAGCTATTTTAGATATTACTAAAAAAATCTAAATAAGTATATAGACTAAGGCAAGCGGGCCATAAACCGCACATAGGTGTTTGTCAGCCCAAAATGACATATTAGGAGAAACAATGAGCTATGTTGATGCATGGTTTGACCGTAATGACGATGTCATTAAAGTAGTCGAACGCAACAAGAAAGGCGAAAGGGAATTTAGAGACATTCCTGTACGCCATACATTTTATTACGCAGATCAGCGTGGTAAATATCAATCAATTTACGGTGATGCACTAGGCAAAATCGTAGTCAAGAGTACAAAAGAGCTACGCAAAGAACAAGCGATTCATAGTAATCAAAAGCTATTTGAATCAGACATCAATCCAATTTTTGCTTGTCTAAGTGAAAACTACTTAAACGCAGATGCTCCAAAATTAAATACGGCATTTTTCGATATTGAGGTAGACTTCGATCCAGAACGTGGGTATGCATCGCCAGATGATGCATTTATGCCAATTACTGCTATCGCTGTTTACCTACAATGGTTAGAAACTATGGTATGTTTAGCTATTCCTCCCAAGGGTGTTAAGATGGAAGATGCTAAAGAAATGGTCAAAGACTTTCCTAACACATATCTGTTTGAAAAAGAAGCAGAGTTGTTGGACATGTTCTTAGACTTGATAAAAGATGCAGATGTTATTAGTGGTTGGAACTCGGAAGGCTTCGATATTCCGTATACAACTAATCGTGTTACAAAAGTCTTAAGCAAAGAAGATACTAGACGTTTTTGTTTGTTCGATCAATTCCCTAAACGCAGAGAATATGAAAAGTTCGGTCGTGTTGCTACTACATACGACTTTGTCGGTCGTGTACACTTAGACTATCTTGAACTGTATCGCAAGTACACTTACGAAGAACGTCATAGCTATCGTTTGGATGCTATTGCTGAATATGAATTAGGCAAGCGTAAAACACAGTACGAAGGTACGTTGGATCAGTTATACAACAATGACTTTAAGACATTCGTTGAATATAACATTAATGACTGTAAGCTACTTGACGATTTAGATAAGAAGCTAAAGTTCTTAGATCTTGCCAACACACTGGCACATGAAAACACAGTATTACTACAAACTACAATGGGCGCGGTGGCTGTAACAGAGCAAGCTATTATTAACGAAGCACATCGCAGAGGTTTCCAAGTTCCCAATCGTCCTAAAATGGATGATAGAGAAAATACTGCGGCCGCAGGTGCGTATGTTGCTTATCCTAAAGAAGGCATTCATGATTGGGTCGGTTCGTTAGATATTAACAGTCTGTATCCTAGTGCTATTAGAGCACTAAATATGGGTCCAGAAACAATTATTGGTCAGTTGCGTCAAACAATGACTGACGAGTATATCGAAAACAAGATGGCTAAAGGGTCTAGCTTTGCGGCCTCTTGGGAAGGTATATTTGGTTCATTAGAATACACAGCAGTAATGAATCAAGAAATTGGTACAGAAATTACTATCGACTGGGAGAACGGTGATAGCGATGTATTAAGTGCGGCCGAAGTCTACAAGTTAATTTTTGATAGCCACCAACCTTGGGTTATTAGTGCTAACGGTACAATCTTCACGTACGAAAAAGAAGGTATTATTCCTGGACTATTAAAGCGTTGGTATGCTGAACGTAAAGAGATGCAGGCCAAACTTAAAGATGCTATCAAAGCAGGTAACAAAGTCGAAGAAGAGTATTGGGACAAACGACAACTAGTTAAGAAGATTAACTTGAACAGTTTGTATGGCGCTATTTTGAATCCCGGCTGTCGCTTCTTTGATAAACGCATTGGCCAATCAACAACACTAACTGGTCGTCAAATTGCCAAACACATGGCTGGTAAGGTTAATGAAATTGTTGCCGGAGATTATAATCACGTAGGTAAAGCTATTATCTATGGTGATACTGACTCATGCTATTTCAGTGCTTACAAGACTCTACAGAAAGATATCGATGCAGGCAATATATCGTGGACTAAAGAAAACGTTATTTCCCTGTATGATAATATCGGCGACGAAGTTAATGCGACATTTCCACAGTTTATGTTAGACACATTCCACGTGCCAAAGACACGCGGTGAAGTTATCAAAGCAGGGCGTGAGATTGTCGGAAGTAAAAGTCTGTTTATTACTAAGAAGCGTTACGCTGTGTTGTATTACGACAAAGAAGGCAAACGTGCAGACGTAGATGGTAAGCCAGGTAAGATCAAG